CACCAGATCCTGTTCCACCAGCATCTACAGCTTTTTTTGTATAATCTCCATATAAACCACCATCGTTATTTTTAATGTGTGTAGGATAACCTTTAGTTATACCCTTATCTACTTTATAAGCTTTATTCCCTATTGGCATCAGTCTCTCCTTTTAAATTTATATTTTCTTCGTGTTTTAATAAATCTGTTAATATTTCTACTAACTTTATACTTCTTTCTTTTTCATCTTTAATATCTAACTCTGTTACTTTTTGTAATGCTTGTACTCTAATTTTTTCGTAATCTACTTCAGTCTTCTGATCTGCTATAGCAGTCTTTGTTAAAGCATCAATAGCTTTCATTGTTTCTTTACTTGCTCTATCTAGATCTGATTTCTCTTTTCTCATTAGAGCTGATTGTCCTTCTTTAGCTGCTGTTGCTAATAATTGTGCTTCTTTTAATTCTAATTCTTGTGAATCTAATGCAGCATCTGCAGAGTATTTAGCAGACTGCATTTTTAATTTTTCTTTTTCTAAATCTACTTTTGCTTGTTCTAATGCTACCATCTGTTGTTCAGGTGATTGTGCTTGGCCCATAGCTTGGTTAGCATTTAATATTTGCTGTGCTGCCTGTGCCATTGCCATCTCTGCTGCATTAGGTAATTGAGCCATCTCTGGTGGCATTTGTTCCATAATTAATCGTGTCATTCCATTTATTTGTTCTTGATACTTCATAACAGAATGTTCTTGTATATTAGCTTCTAGTATTGGTTTTACTCGTGCCATGATAGGATTTTTACCATTAATAGGATCTTGTAAATATGCTAACTTTGTTTGTATATGTGCATCATGGTTTTGTCCAGGAAATGCAGATATGGGAATACCCTTTGTTGCTGCCATAATATCTGATACTGGATCCATTGGCTGTGGTTCTTTTT